TGTTAATTTAACATTATAGGCATCAGGAACAATGGTCTGTATTGTAGTAACGCCTTGAGGTGTTGGCACCTCTAAATCCATAAGTCTTCTTGCTCCCAAACAATCAATTTGTATTTGACTAAAATAAGCATAAGGTATATATTTTACCCCAGGTATATTAATCTCATATATACACACAGGGTCTATTAACTCTCTACTTCTTCTGTTTGGCCTGTTTTGATATGATAATAAAAATGCTAGCTGCCAATTTCTTTTAACATCATCATGGGTAGACCAACCAGTGTTTATTAAAGGAAATTCAATTTCAACAGTTTCACCTGTACCTTCAAAAGAATAAAATTTAGGTCTTTCAATGTATAGTCCAGGCTCCATAAAATAGGAGAACCTGGCAATTGCAGTAGCTGCTTTTCTTATATTTTCCACACCTCCACCTAGATATGTATTTGAGTTGTATGTGGCATCTTCATTATCAAATTGATTTTGATAACCTCTTAAAGTATCAGTAAAGTACGGTAACCAGTACTTAAACCCTGTATCTTCTGTGATATATAAACCTTCGTAGGGTTCTAGATATGCGCTATTTAACGCATCAATTTGACCGCTGGCCAGCCAGCTATCTACTGGTCCGCTGTTTACTGAGTAACCTAGCCCTGAAGAAGAAAAAATATCTTTGAAAAAATTAGTAACTCCAGAACCTAAATTTGAAGCGCCTGGGGTATTTAAAAAACTGCTAATTTGTTTTTGAAGATCGCCAACTACATTGCTCAGTCCGCCAATGCCTTTTGCTTGCTGCATTATGTTATTAAGCGATGAAGTACCAGACATTAAATAGTAAGCGGCAGCTGCTATAATAGTATTAGTTTTTATTCTTTTCTCTACTAACTCTATCCCTGGCACTTCTTGTCTAGATTGCAGACCTGGGGGCGATGTGGTCCATTGAAATTGGTTAACTACATCTATTACCACCCCGTTGCCTGCAACCTGTGATATGTAGTTGCTACTGCCTGTTGATATATCAACTGCAATAAGAGGTGAGAGTCTTGGCGCGCCAGCATTTTGACAGTTTAAATTGGAAAATGTATATAAATTACTCATTAAATCTATTTGTTAAATTGCTCCCTCTCATTACCATACCATCTGGTAAATCAGTCGATAATGGGGTGTTACCTCTTACGTTTGGTATTATATTGCCAGATGGTGAGGTATTAGATCCCATATTGTTGGAATTAGAAGAATAATTCTTGTTGTTGTTTATATTATTTACAATATTATTCTGCGATGACTTTAATTCCTTAAGTGAACCGTTTAGCCCAGAAAAATTCTTATTCAAAGAATTTAATAAACTAGACATATTATTAGATAATTCTTTGATAGCAGCCACCGTGTTAAATGTGTTTCTTGTAATTTGATCAAAACTGTTTGGAACCGAAGAACTATTTAAATTACTATTATCAGTGTTTGTTGTATTGTTAAAAAAGCTAGTAGATGAGCTATTATAACCCACATCATTTTTAAAAGTTTTATTTACAAAATTTTGCTTTTCTGCAGAATCTCTAATGGCATTTTCAACCCCACCATGCTCTTTAATTGCATTTTGCAGATTAATCTGATCTTTAGATATTATAGCTGGTGACCCTTCATCATCACTCACCATTTTAACCTCATCGCCTCCGTTGAAAATTTGTTCAGTCAAAATTGATTTTTTAATCGAGTCGTCTTGTTCTGTGTTATTGTATTGAAAGTTAGGTACAAAAGCGTTATTGTTATAGAGATTGTTTTGACTCTTTACATTTTTCGAAACATTTAAATTTTTTATAAGCTCATTTCTCTCATTGTTAAGTTTGGTAATCTCATTATTGATGTTATCGTTAAAGTTTTCCTGTTTATTGTTATTGATTTCAATTATACTTTCATCCAAGTTACTAACATCTGTTGCAAAGTTCTCTTGGGAAAATAAACTATCATTTTTTACATAGTCTGGATTTACTTCTTCTTTTTTATTAAAAATAACACCATCGTCTATATTAGTAATGTTATTTGGTGAAGAGAAGTCTCTAGTGACCATCTCATCTTTAAAAAAGTTGTTATAAACCTCTTCTATTTTATTAAGGCTCACCGGGTTGGCAGAGTTGGGATCGTATAGAGATTTTTCCAAGTTAAAAAGTTTATCATCTATATTTTTAATTTTTTCTAGTAATACATCGGTGTCAGGCTCTGCGCCTTTTTCTATCACATCTTTACTTGAAATAAATTTTTGCTCTTCCCCTTCATCTACATAATCCGGGGTATTTATTTTTATGCTTTGATTGTTTTGTAGTATTGGAGTTTGCGCAACGCTGCCAGCAGACTCCTCTTCCTCTTTATAACCTAAGTCATATATAGATTCAAGTTCATTATCTTGCTGAGGCTCAAACTGGCCATATAGTGACTCCTCCTCTAGTTCAACAACTATGGGCGCATCCTCGAAGTAATCCTTTGGCAATTTTTCCGATATATCCACTTAATTATTTAATACTGTTACTATCTTTATAGATAGCTAAAAGTAGATCTGTTTCACTAGGCGTTAATTTGTTATAATCACTAAATTGAATATTAAATTTTTGAGAGCATATATAGTATTTGCTGTATAAAGAGCCTATATTAACTCTAAACAAAAATTTTACATATTCAATAATACTGTTATCATAAAAATTAAATGTTGTATCGGTGTATGATTCTAAATTCGCTATACTAAATTTTTCTTTGCTTTTACCTATATGTTTCTTTATATTTAAAATATACTCTTTTTTAAGTCTAGATAAAATTTTTAATTTTTCCTTATTAGTTATTTCTTTGTAATTAAAGCTATCGCCAACCTGCATATCGTCAACTATATCTAATAGTAATTCTACAATATTATTGTAGTGTAGCTTGCTTGGCAGCTTAAAGGTGATATGCAGATTATCAAAAACAAAATCCGGTAACGGTTTTATAATATTATTGAGCAGTTTTTCTAAAATATTTTTTAACTCTATGGTCAAATTTATATTTGTATTTTTATCTACTAACTTTATCTCTTCTCCTATGCTAAATGCTCTTATGTTTATGATACAGAACAGTTTATCAAAGCTATTTAAAGAATTGCAGTTTATTATATTGTCTAAATATTCTAATAACTGATCATCATCATTCAAATTTATTAATTTATTAATATTTAAAAAATCTATATTTTTTATTTCAGAACAATAAACAAAAGAGGAAAGTGTTGGTAAATAAGTTTTAAGTAATATATTTGACACTTAACTATTTATTATGTTTAACAATTGAGGTAATGGTAAATACAAACCGTTTTCAACTGTGTAGTTAGTAAAAGAAAATCTAGCAGTATATGTGCCAGTTTCTTGCGGTTCTTCGTATTCATATCGTTTAGCTGCTACCTGAGTTGGAGCACAATTATAAAACCGAAACACCTTGCTAGGTATCTGACTTAGATTTTGATATGACCTTGAATACGCTAACAAATAAATATTTGTTGTTATTTTTAAATTTGGATTGCTCCTCGTTACATAACCAAAATGGCTGGCCAGCATTACCCATGGTCTTATTAATGTCTCTACGAAACTATAACTAGTATCTAAAAAATCTATAGATATTTGTTTTTCAGCATAGCCAGCTCTGTCGCCGGATATAATTCCTGGTATGAATCCTCTATTATTTTTTATTGCAGCGTTGCTAACTGAATATGTTTCTTCTGGCATCTCAAAGCTCTTACAAAATAAACATCCTATGGTTTTTTGAAATAAGAATGATCCTAGTACCCCTTTGGCAATATCTATATCAAATGCTCTTGTACTGCCCACTGTTCTCTCAAGATTGCGTATCACACTTGATGCTAATGCTGGTGGAAAAGACTCTATAACCATAATCCATTGCGATTGAAGCATTGGGGTGGCTACCCAAGAGTTCAAAGCTCTCTGAAAATAATTTCTAGTGCTTACTATGGGGGTAGCTGGTATATTAGCACCAACAAAATTGCCTATTTGTAGTTGACTAAGCGGATTAGTGCCGTTTATTACACTTGTAAGAGAGCCTCCCAGCGCTCTTAAACCTTCTGTCAATAAATCACCTAATGCCATTAATATTATTTAATGTTATAGGTATATTACCGAGAAATTATACAACTGGGGTACCGGTTTTAGGCGGTAAGGATACACCACTACCACCAGTATCCGTATCTTCTAACGTATAATAGTGATAAGCAAAAGTGACTGGAAAAACTTGAACTGTGCCGGTTCCTTCAGCCATTGAATATGCAATTTCCCCTACGTTTCTAATAGTAACTCCAATCAATTTATATTGCTGTACTATATTTAGTTTAGAGTTTAATTGAGCTAACTGAATAGTGCCATCATTGGCAAAATTACCTGTGGAATTAACATCATCAAATGTCACTCTACTCCATTGTTCAAATTTAGATCTTAAACTACTATTCACATCACAGTAAAATTCTATTGAATAGTTGCTACTTTCTGGATAATCAACCACACCGGGTAGATTAAACTTAA